GCCCGCCTCAGGCTGGACCTCATTCATCTTCCCGATAATAAATTCACGGGCTTTCTTACCTTGTTTTAAGGCCTCTTCGATAATTTCAAAAGGAAGACCGGGAAGCTTTGTATCCATCTGAATTGCAGTCACACCATCCACTGTTCCCGTAACTTTAAAATCCATCTCCCCGTAAAAATCTTCCACTGCCTGCATATCGGTAATCACCTGAAACTTTCCCTTATCTGAGACAAGCCCTAAAGCTATCCCTGCTACCGGCTCAATCGGAACACCAGCATCAAAAAGAGCCAGAGAAGAAGCACAAATAGCTGCTTGTGAAGTTGAAGCATTTGCTCCGATTTTAACATTTACATAGCTACGAGGCCAAACGATATTATCCGTAATTGTCGGGCCTGAATTAGCTATTGAGGTCGTGGCATTAAGAAGGTAAGAACTTAATCCTATAAGAGTGGCGCGGGCAAGAATCGTGGTCGTCGCGTTTGGATTGGCGGTTGTAGACGAAGTCCCGGGAGATGAAAGCCCTTGCGAATATCCTATGTCCAAAGAAGTCGTTGCTGAAAGTCCCGCAAGAGAAGTCGTAGCGACATTGGCACTTACCATTACTATTGAAGAAGTGGCGGCAGGACTTAAAAACGAACAAGCCGTTGTGGAAGCCGTGCCACTAGATAGCATAGGTGAACTATAAGCCCATTCTCTTACTCTTCCAAAACTAAACCAATTTGAAATCAAGTCTGGATTAGACAAAGCTCCCAGTTTGCTGCCAACATTGTTGATTGCGTTGATTATCTGGTCATAAGTTACTTCTTTTGGAGCTTTTGCCCAAGAACCGACAACAATAAGCCCTATTATTACCGCCCCTAACACTATATTTTGAATTTTATCCATTGTGTTTTTTGTTAATTTTACGGGTCAGAGGGGTGGGGGCAGTGATGGAAACCCCCACTGCTCCAACCCGTAAGGGTTGGTAATATTAAGCTAGCGTTATCTCAACAAAGAGAGGCCTATGAGGAACCCAAATTGTAGCTCCAGTATAAGCCGAGGCCACGACTTCTTTGCCAAGCCGGCCTGTGCCTGAACCTGCGGGCACGTCTATCTCCTTATATTCCACTCCTCTAGGCCAAGCGAAAACAGCGAGATTGGAGATCCCGAATAATCTTTTACCGGAGTTGGTTGCCGTAAGAGTTCCGATAGTCGCGGTCTGGAAAGTTCCAGTTCTAACAACGAAAACATTTACTCCCAAAATATTTGTCTGAAAGCCATTATTAAGAGCAGCATCAGCGTAAGAATATCCGGACGAAGCCTGCGACAAAATAATGCCTCCCATGTCAGTATTTTCAACTACTAAAAAAGGTCTTGAAGCCACGCCCGACTGATAACCTCCGACTTTACCAAGCAAGTCGGAAATAATTGTCAGGACATTGGTTGCGGTGGAAAATCCTCCCGCGGGAGTCGTATAAGTCCCTGTTGCTATGTCAAGAACTTTGTTTAGAACGAATGTGTCTACTTTCTCTGATACCCGATAAATCAACTCATCAAGAAAGTCTGAAATGAGATTGAAGTTCGCCGTAAGCGATTCAAAACGATAAACATGAGTTGAATCAATAACTTCATCATTGACCGACAAAGCGTCATCAGTAACCGTCATTGCTGAAGTGGTGTAAGTCCCAGCAACAGCCTGAATAGTCGCCGTTGTTGCTGTAATATACGGATTTTCTATCGTTTTTAAGTCCGTGCGGTCTACTTTACAAATCTTTTCCGCAACCAAAGCGTTCCGTAACGCCTGATGCAAATTAGACATAAAGTATTTATGGCGCAGACTATAAGTGCTAAGCGTATTTGCCATACTAGTGAATTTAACTTTATAAATCCACCACTTATGGCTAACTAATTAAATCATCACCGCTTCAATTTTTTAGCCAATTTTGCCTGAAACATTTTTCTCATTCCTTCCTCATCTTCAGGCACTTCCCCAGTTGATTCGGCTCTTTCCAACAAGTCTTCGCCTGTTGTTTTAGACACTCCCCGTTGAGTCTTTCCAGTTTGGGTGGCTTCGGCTGTCCGCCGTTCTTCCAACCTCGTGGCAAGAATCGCCTGTGTAGTTTTATCTTTCAGAGCTTCAACGGGAGTTTTACCTAAAATCTTAGCGATTCTGATAACCTCGTCGTAGTCTTCAGATGAAACCTTTGCTTCTATAAAAGCGAGAGCGTCTTTAGCCGTTAACGACTGCTCATCTTTTTCCTTTTTACCTTCTTTAGCTTCTTTTTCGGCTTTTTCAGCTCTGATACGCTGATTTTCGGCGATTTCGTTCGCTTTCGCGAGTTCTTCGTCTTTAATCTTACGTTCTTCGCTTACTTTAGCCTCATTTTCAGCTATGGAAGTTTTAAGAGCTTCCAAATCTTCGGGCGTATAAGCGCTCCGTTCCTCCTCGGTTAAGGCTCCGAGGTCAGCCCATGTTTTTATATCATTCATATTGAGGTTTCAGTTTAAGGACTTAAACCAAGGTCCAAATGAATTTATTTAATAATTATAGCATACTTTAATTGTCAATACAATTTATTTGTTGCTATCTTTTTTTAATCGTAAAGCCCTCTCGGTGGCGGTTTCCTCTTTAGCTTGCGCCAATTCCCTTAATTTAATCAAGCCTCCCATAATAAACTTAATGGCTAAATCTCTACCGACAATTAAAGGTTTAGCTTCTTTGTCCGCTACCTGCGACCAATCCACTCCCACCATCCAAATATCTTTGCCAAATTCTTCAGGAGACATTTCCACATCTCCCACCGAAGGCAATAAAATCTTTCTCAAAACCTGAATCAAACGGGGATTATCCTTGAATGTCCTTTGGATTAAAGAAATATCCTCGGCTGAAATATAAGGTCTGAAATTGCCTCCCAATAAATCTTCCATTGTTATTTTTTCCATTGTTTTATTTTAACTATTAAAAAGTAAAGCTATCAGGTATTTTGTCCAGTTCTCCGCTAGCAGTCATTCTCTTAAACTTTTTGGGGTCGTATTTTTCCATGTAAAGCTATCAGGTATTTTGTCCAGTTCTCCGCTAGCAGTCATTCTCTTAAACTTTTTGGGGTCGTATTTTTCCATCGTTTTCTTAAAATGTTCCCATGCTTTTTCTCTTGGAGTAAGTTCAACTGGTTCAACTGGTTCAAGCTCAACTTTCTTAACCTTCTCTATTTTTTCTTTGATTTTTACCATTATATTCATCTTAATTTATAATTGACCTCTAATTGACCTATTTTTGCGGGCTAGGTTGTTTGCTTACTCTTACGAGCAGGTCTACAAACAAACCGACCTCCTAGCCCGCAACCTCCTAACCCGCGCCGGTATTCATAGCCGGATTAGTTTGTAATTCAATTCCTGTTTGAGCGGGAGCTACAGGAGCTGGTGGAAGCGGAGCGACAAATTGAAGCGGGGAAATTCTTCCCGTTTCTGTTAAAATCGCGTTAAACAGCATTTTAGCGTTGGGGTCTTGGAGAATTGCTGGATTTTTGGCAATAGTCGCAAGAGCCATATTAAGTGTTTGTAAGACTGCTTGCTTATCCACATTTTCATTCGTAATCTCTACTCTTATATTATCCCATTCAAAATCAGAAAACAACTCGTCCCATTGAAGTTTTCCTAAATCGTCCGGCTTAAAAAATCTTTTATTTCCCAACAGAGAAAGACCCTGCTTAACCGTGTTCTCCATAGCCCGCTGGTCAAAAGGAACGGGATTTTGTCTGGCAATAACGCTATTTACAAAATTCTCATTATGCAAAAGAATAGCCTTCTTGGGAATATACATAGCGTCAATTTCCTGAATCCCCGCGTCATCCAAAATCCCGACCACTTCGTCTTTATGCTTTAATTGCTTTTTAAGATAAAAAATAACATAATTCCTTAACATATTTTCCAAATCCAATCCCTTGTTTTCAGTCATTATCTCAAAAAGAGAATTAGACTGGGAAACAAGCAACTGGGTAGTTCCCAAGGGCGTGCCAGAAACAGGAGTAATCCCACGCATAGCTTCGGGTGTGGCGGTAATTTCGGGTCCAAGCTGTCTCCACATCATTCCGAAATTTTGTAAAGCGGTAATATCCGGCTTATCATTATTAATTCTAGTAAGCGGCATATTAACTTCGTGGGTAAAAATATCCCCTGATTCTATGCTAGAAAGCACATTTTTCCCTGTGTATCTTTTATCGGCCGTTTGCATTAAAAGTTTAGAAACAATATCCAATGTATCTTTCATATTCTTAACCGTATGATTCATCATCCATTGAGCGTCAAATAAAGATTCCACCGAGCCGATTGAAAGCGTCCGCCCGTCTTCTTCAATCAAGTGGGTAATCATATACGGGTCTTTAGATTCTTTCCCTTTGTAAATATTAAAATCGCTGTAACCTTTTTCAGTATCATTTTTAACGAAAGAGATAACGTGCATTTGCTGAATATATTTAACGTCCTCACTGCTTAAATCGGGATTTTCATCCAATAGACGAGAATCAAGTTCCCCGTGAACTTCATAAAGTTCTATAAATTCGCTTTGAATGTCTTTTTCAGAGCCCGCTAGTGTTTTACGGGTACTTACAGCTTGGATAAGAGAATCAACCCCCTTTTGGTCGTATTCTTTCACTTTACGCAATTGAGCGGGAGTTTTATAAAATTTTTCTATACAAGGCAAAGCGGTAAAATCCACAGGGTCTACAATTAAACGATTCCAAGGAATAACGGAAGGAATAAGCTCTCCGCCTTTTTCCACGAACTTAACGACAGATGAACCATATCTTGCGAGGCTCCGCCCCCAAGCGTTAAGAAATTGCCCGAATCTGTTTTTGTCCATCCAATTTTGAAGCAAAACATTGGCGACAAAAGCCAATGGTATGCTTTTTTGAGAAGTGGGAATAAATCTTATATTCTTTCTGTCTAAATCAGTTGCCCTATACCAAATATTAGCGGCGGCAATCACGATATTGAAGAATGGCTTTTCCCTTCCCAAAGAATCAACGTCTCCTTCCGTATGCTTGGAATTCAAATAAGCGTCAATTTTTTCAATCGTATCGTGCATTGAAAATTCAACATAATCTCCAAGTTTTGTTTTTCCTTGGATATAATCAAATTCCGCCTTTCGGACTATTTCGTGTATTGATTCAACCATTCATAAACATCACTTTTAACTTTTAATTTTCTTCATATTCAAAATCTTTTGGGTCTTTCCATAAGAAATAAAGATTTGTGTTTTAAAACAAATTTATTAACTTTATTCTGTATAAGATTAAAAATTTTTAATTTATGTTGTTCTGTTATTTGGCTTGCGCTTGAATCATATAATGCGGATAAAATCTGATAAAAAGCCCTTCTCTTATTTTTCAAATAAATCCAACCCACAATTTCAAGCCCAGGCTTATAGGGGCCCTTTAAAGAACCTATATCTTCTCCCTCTGCTATTTTATGTGATTGAAATTCTACTTGGTCTAAAGTTAAAATCATACCTTTTAATTATAACATATTTGTTAAAAATTACTTATCCACACCTATTTACTGCTATTCATTTTTTGCCTTGCTTCATTGTGCCTAAAGTGTTGCGCTAATCTTTCGTCATCCAAAGCCCTTTCCTCGCTTTGATGAGGCAAAAGCCGTCCCCGCACTTCAAAATACATCCGCATAATCAAAGTATCGCTCAAATCAGGGCTTCTGCCAAGTATTGCCTTAATGTCTTCTTTTTCGGTGGCAAATCGCTTTCCGTCCCCTTTAGAGGCATCCTGATAAAGAGCTAGTTCCTCAATAATCTTTTCTTTAATTCTAACATCTTGTGTTTTAATTGCAAGTTTATGATTATTTACCAAATCAGCCAGATTAAAAACACATTGAGAGCGGAGATTCCGGTATTCTGAAACAAGCGGAGCGTGAGCAAGATAATGGACATTTGGCAAATGAACTATGCTTTGGTCCGTCCTTAACGCTTGATAAGAAGACTTAAATCCCACTATTCCGTCCAGTAAGGAGTTTGAAGCCACGCCAGCGCCAACTCCTATCGCGTCTACCGCTATCTGCGAATAAGGTATTCTGTCTTGCGAAGCGTATTCTCTTATTTGGCTTATTATTCCTTCGGTGTTTAACCGCTCAAATTGTTCTATCCGGTAACTTTCCAGTCCTTGCCAAAAATTAAAGATTGTCTTATCCGAGCCGTCATCGGCTATATCCACGATAAGATATTTTTCGGGATTTTTGGTAATCGTGTTGGTAAATACATCAACAATGGCATCATAATGGAATAAAGAACTTTTGCGGTCTATGTATTCGGCTAAAACTTCTTGTTGATAAGATTCATAATTATCTTTATATTCATCTTTTATGGCTGTTAATTCTATTGGCGAAAGATAAGGATTATCCAATGAAGTAAAATGAAAAGTAGCATAAGATTTATCTGTTTCAGCGAGCTTTTCCAACCGCCTTAAATTGGGATTTTCCTTTTGGGGCGTTCCAATAAAAGTCGCGCCTCCGCCGGTAGCAAGCAAGGTAGGGCGGAAAATATCCTGCCAACCTATAAAAAAGTTTCGCATAGTGTCCACTTCATCAAAAACCAGTTTATAAGCCGATTTTCCCCTAAAGTTTTCCCTATTTTCCCAGCCGGCCAGCTTAATTAAAGAATATCCGCCATATTTTGTCGGAGTTTTAATTTCCATTCGCTGCTCGTTAAAAGTTGCTATCTCAACAAGTCTTTTTCGGAACATTTCCCAAATTATATCGCGGGCTTGCGTTTGAGTAGGTGCGATATAAAAAACATTCCTGTCTTTTCCCCCCATAGCGGCAAAACTCATATCCTCTACTTGAAGCGTTGTTTTGCCTCCTTTTCGTCCAGCACGGATTATTTTGAACCTAGCCTTACTGAGAATTATCTCCCTTTGTTTCGGATGAAGTTTTAAATGATTCATCAAATATAATTTGTAATGGCTTACCACCAGAAGTTACATCTAAATTATCAGGATAAAGTTTTTTAAATACTTCTACCAAAACTTTAACTTCTTCTTTAAAGCCCAATGCGAAAAATATGTCTTCAAGGCTCTCTTTCCCTGTACCAATCCTTTTTATAATTTCATCGCCTAATCCTGGTGTAGTCCATTTAGCTCTAAGAGCCTCGTAATCCGATAATTCTTGAGCCATTGATTTTCTTCCCCCCATTGGAGGATGTCCTTTTTTAAACGGCATAGTTATCTATTGATATTTTTTATAATTTATGTTATTTTATTCATCCGAGATTCTTCTATTTTTAAACCACCTAGACCAAAAATTGCCTTCGGAATTTATTTTCCTCTCTTTCTCTTCTTGTTTTAGAAAAGAAATTAACTGATTTTTAGTTTGTTGTAAAGTAAGAACAGCTTTTGCCAACATTTTCAAATCCTCATTTAATTTAGCAATTTCACCCACCTTTTTTAAGTCGGCATTTTCTAAAGCTATAACACGCTGAACTAAATAATCTATTTGTTGTTGGTAATTATTCATATTTTCAAATCCAAGCCGTTGGACTCTTCTAAATACTTATCCACACCCCCCTACTTGACATCTGTTATCAGTTTGCTAAACTAGAGATAAAGGACATTGAGAAGGCTAGAGGATATGGACAAAATGATTTAATGCGCCATTTAATCCTCTAAGCCTTGCTCAAGTCTAGCATTATTATTAAAAATACGCAAATGGAACTTACACCGAAAGAAACCAGAGAGCTGGGTGTGTTCATAAAAACGCAAGCGCTTTATGGGGATAGCGAACCACAATACAAAATAGCGGTATCGGGTTTTAGAAAACGCTGTGAGGAAATCCGCCAAAGGATGCGGGTTGAGTTTAATCTCAAAGGTCGGACAGGTCGGACATTAAGAGAAGGAGAATTTTATGGAAATCAAAATTAACATCAAAACGGAAGACGAGGAAACCGACTCAACTTTTGAAAGCATTGAAGAAGCCATAGAATACTTAAAAACCTACGAAAATGAAAACACTTAATTTAGAAGATAGTAATTTCGGAGATAGCTTAATGGGACGGCAATTTGAAAATCTTTATAATTGGTCGCGAGGAACTAAAAAACTGCCCGTAAAAGAAATCCCATTAGAAGGAAATGTCAAAATCAACGGAAAACTTCGTTGCCCCGAATGCGGAGAATTAAAAGACGACCCGCGAGTGGAAGCTAACTTAAAATGTGGCGAATGCGCTTACTCCCCTTATGAAAAATAAAATAGAACCCGCAAGACTTTATTCTCTGGCCGAAACCTGCCGTTCGGGTTGGCTTAAAAACAAATCCTATAATGGCTGTAAAACCGAAGTGGCAAAAAACAAAGAAACTCTTAAACCTATAATTTTAGGAGAGAGAGAAGCAAAACGAGTGTATATCAGGGGCATAGATTTATTGGAATATCAAAAATTATGGACATCGTAGAAAAAAAAATCAAAAAGTTCACCGACCATAAAGACGAGAGCATCCGGCTTTCGTCCATTCGCAGGGACGCGGCGCTGTTCACGGCTTCGCGACTGGGGAGTTTCAAGCAAGCAAGCCAAAAAGACTTTATTGAAGAGCTGGAGTATTGGCTCAATTATTTTTCTTTTGAGGTTTATAAATCACCGGAGGCGCTGAAAGAAGAACATTATCAACGGGTCAGGGCCTCGGAGCACAAAGCACCTTTAGACCACATAGATTTAACGGAAGAAGAAATTAAAGATTAAATTAAAAAATTATGGAAAACAAAAATTACACAAAAACAATAGTCATATCAGTTTTAGGAGTTTTAGCTCTTTTATTCTTAATCGGGGCATTTAGAATAGTCGGCGCAGGAAATGAAAGAGTGGTTTTGCGGCTCGGTAAAGTAAATAGGATTATGAACTCCGGTCTTAACTTCAAAATTCCTCTAGTTGAAAGCACTATAAAATATGAAATTAAAACGCAAAAGTTGGAAGTTGAAGCAAGTTCCGCGTCCCAAGATTTACAGGATGTTAAAACTACGATAGCCCTTAACTTTAATCTAATCCCCGGACGAAGCGGAGAAATGTATGAAAAGGTTGGAACGGCTTATATATCAAGAATAATTGACCCCGCCATTCAGGACTCGGTTAAAGCGATTACAGCCAAATTCAATGCCGAAGCTCTTATAACCAAAAGACAGGAAGTTAAAGAGGCAATTGAGAGCGATTTGAAATCAAAATTGATAAATAACTTTATCAATGTAAGCTCGCTTGCCATAACGAATTTTGATTTTTCACAATCATTTAATGCCGCCATTGAAGCAAAAGTTACAGCACAACAGAGAGCTTTGGAAGCGCAAAATAAATTGGAGCAAGTAAAGTTTGAAGCCGAGCAGAGAGTAGCCGCCGCTACAGCGGAAGCAGAAGCAATCAAAATACAAGCACAAGCGATTACTCAACAGGGTGGTAGAGATTATGTAAATCTTAAAGCAATTGAAAAATGGGATGGCAAACTTCCAGTTCAAATGATTCCTAATGGGACTGTTCCATTCATAAATCTACAGAAATGAAAAAGGGTTTTACGCTCATTGAGCTTTTGGTGACCATAGCGATTATCGGCATACTAGGTTTGGTTTATTTTGCTTCAATAAAAAAAGCTTGTAAAATTATGTTAAATGGAGAATGTATGGATTAAAAGGTCGTATTATTAACCGAGGATATTATCAATTAAATTAAAAATTATGTCATTTTTAGAAAAAGATTACAAAATGCCGGTCAGCAGCAATTATATGAAATTTGTTGAAGGAAAAAACAAGTTTCGTGTATTATCGGACGCAATTACCGGCTGGGAATACTGGACAACCGAAAACAAACCAGTCAGAAGCGAAGAGCCATTTGAGGATATGCCGGCAGACATTAAAATAGACAAAAACGGCAAATCCAACATTAACCACTTTTGGGCTTTCGTAGTATGGAATTATGCGGCAAAAAAGGTTCAGATTTTACAGCTTACCCAAAAAAAGGTTATGAGAGCTATTAACACATATCTTAACGAGCCGGATTGGGGCGATCCAAAAGGATATGATATTGTCATAAATCGCACAGGTTCTAGCTTGTTGGACACCGAATATCAGGTTATCGCCAACCCCCACACCAAATTCACGGAAAAGATTGATATAAGCAAAATCAATTTAGAAGCATTATTCACCAACGAAGACCCCTTTAAAGGATAATCTCATTGACGGAACATATCGACTTAGTTTCGTTGAGGTGGGACAAATAAACAAAACCCACCATAGTGTATAAAATAAAAGGTCGCGTTAAAAGCTAATTAGTGATAAAATAAAATTATGAAAAAACTTATAATCGCAGGCTTGCTTATGCCTTTTATCGGTTTGGCGGCAAGTGTAAGTATAACCGATGTTAGCCCTTATACGGGAGGATTTTCAGCAACCGGCGGAGCTTCAGGAGATAGTTTAAGCATATCGCTAGAAAATGGAGTGAATCTTTGGGGAGGTTCAGTCGGCGCGTGGAATGTGGACACCCAGACAACTTCAGGCGAGCATACTCTTACAGCTACCGCTTCCGATGAGGGCGGTTCAGTAAGCGCTTCACAAACTTTTATCGTTCCTTCAAGAGGTTCTGTGAATCCCTGCCAAATAGATGGCACTTGTCCAAACTTCGGAATTTTTGCTCCGAGAGTGGATATGAACGCAGTCGCTCCGACTTGGCGCTATGTAAATCCGGGACAAGAAGGATGCCCCGCGTTCTTCACGATGAGGTGTATAATCCGCTAATATGCCAACTGCTTGGATGCAAGATTTATGGCAAGGCGAAAAAGACAGGATAATTTTCGCTTGTATTCATTGTGGCGAGAGAAGCGAAGCTGGAGCAAAACCCTTCCCGCGAGGCCTTTGCGATAGTTGTAAAACAACGGCTTTAAGACGGGAAACGCACGAAGAAAATGAAAAAGTAATGCCCGGGTGGTTATGCGGATTTTGCCAAAAAACCGCAGCAAAACTAGCCGTTACCTAGCCAAAGAATCCTGACTCTTGGATTCTTCTGAAAAACTCTTATATTTTAAGGGTTTTTCAGTTTTTTAATTATTCACAAGTTATCCCCAATGAAAATTTGCATTGAAAAAAGAAAGGAGTAGAGTTGAGGTAATGGACAAAATAGATATTACTAGATATTGTAAGTTTCAAAGCCCATCGGCCTTGATAGATTTATCTATTTTGTCCACCGATGGGCTTTTAAGTTTGGAATATGGCAAAAGAACGAATCATAAATACAAAATTTTGGGATGACAATTATATTGTTACCCTTGACCCAATAGAAAAACTAATGTATTTGTATTTTCTTACAAATCCACTCACTAATATATCCGGCATTTACGAAATTCCTCTGAAAACTATGGGTTTTGATACTGGTATAGACCCCGATATGGTTAAAAGAGTGCTTATGCGATTTGAAAGAGATGGAAAAGTATTTTATCGCTCTGGTTGGATAGGTATTGTTAATTTTATTAAAAATCAACACATAGAAAGTGAATCAGTAAAAATAGGCATAATGAGAGAGTTAAATCTAGCGCCAGAAGAGATAAAAGAAGCTACTTTAGGGAGAGGGTATAGGGAGGGTGGGGGGAGGGTAGGGGGAGTGACCAATATACTTAACTTAACTAAACTTAACTTATCAGCTGCTCCGCCAAAGGCGGAGACAGACATATCTGATTCAGATATTTCCTATTTACCGGAAGATGAAGAAACCCCTAAAAAAAAGCCCCAAAATAAAGCATACGAAGCGGCTTTGTCTTTTATGGCTAAACGGCGCACAGAGCTTACGGGCAAGCCATTTAAGTTTGAGGGTAGCCGAATAGCTTATTATGCCGCCCTTAAAGCTCTTAAAAAACTGATGCCTAACCGAAGAACTTTTGAGATTTGGGAGGATTTATGCGAAAGCGAATTTTGGCAAGAGAAGGGATTTGACCTTTGGACTATTAAAAGCCAATTCTTAAAAAAAGGTGAATAGTGAAAATATAATCAAAGAACAAAAAGACGAATTACTGGCAAGCTATGCTGGACCTGACAAGGTAATTAAAGCAAGCGAGCTATGGGCGGAAATTCTGGAAGAACGCAAAAATCGCTCCAAGTTTCAAATAAAACTTGGAATAACCGGCTTTGACGAGTGTATGAGCCGGATTAAAAGAGGACATTTGGTTGTTATAAGCGGACCTCCAAAAAACGGCAAAACTTCTTTGGCCCTTACTTTCACTAAATCTTTTGTGGAGCAAGGTCTTAAATGTCTTTGGTTTCCTTTTGAAATGGGACACGAGGATATACTAGAAAACTTTGAAGATTTGTTTAGTGATAGTTTTGATTTTTTTTCGCCGGCCGAACTGATAGACAAAGAAATTGAATGGGTAAGACAAAGAGTGGTGGAAGCTAGGAAAAAATACGGAGTTGACATAGTTTTTATAGACCATACCGATTTTCTAAAAGACCGCCGTTTAGCAACTCAAAATGTCAGTATAAATATGGCTTCTTATGTCGGTGGAATAATTCAGGGGCTTAAAAGTTTAGCTTTGGAACAAGGTGTGATTATTTTCCTGCTTCATCATCTCGTTAAATCTAATTGGACTAAAAATGATTTGCCCAGTTCTGAAGATATGCGGGATACGGGACAGGTAGCGCAACTCGCGGACTTTGTTTTAATGATTATTCGTAAACGGGAAAAGCGCGGAGCCGTTTATGAAGGCAACGAAGCTGTTGCCGGTGTTATAGAAAATCGGCACGGAGGAAAGACAAAGAAATTTCCTTTGGTTCTTAAAGATAAGTTTTTTACCGAAAACATTGATTTTATTCACAATGAATCGCAAGAACAGGAGGATTATCAGATAAGTTTTTGATATGCTAATGGATTTAAAACTTAGGTTAGGTTTGCCGATTTCAAAAGAAAATTCTTTTGAGGAAGATTTGGAATTGGATAAAACGGCGGATAAATTGATTAAAGATTATAAGCCATTGAGAAAAGATAAGAGGGAAAAAATCTTTTTGGAAAATGGCTCGGTAACTTTGGGCGAAGCATTTGAAGCAAAGCGGAGTTATCTAGCTGTCATTTTGAAGCAAGTTGCCAAGAGATATTTTTCAATTCAAGCGCACAATGAAAAGTATCCCGAATTTTCTTTGGATTTGCCGAACATTAAAAAAGCCCAAAATGATTATGATTGGCACTTAAAACTAAATGAAGATAATCAAAAACTGGATATTGAGGGCGTGAAAGTGAACAGAAAGGTCGGAGAGTTCGTGAAAATAACTAGAGAATTTGTGAGCTGTCCATTTCATCGGGAACGCACGCCGTCTTTGAAAGTGAATAAAGAAGAAACTTTGTGGCACTGCTTCGGGTGCGGAGAAGGTGGCTCGGTAATAGATTTAGTTATGAAACTTAATAATATGTCTTTTGTGGAAGCGGTAAAATATCTTTCTTGAAATGGATATAAGCGACTACAAAATTTCAAAATCCCAACAAGTTGAGATACGAAACTTATATGAGAAGCTGGGGTGGAAAGTTTCGGATATTGAAAGTGAACATAAGAAAAAATTAGAGGATTTTTTTTGGCTGGAAGCGGTAGGCGCAATTTCCGGTGCGCAATTATTCATTAAAGACGAAAACAATGAACAAGCTGATACCCTTTTATAAAAATCAGGAATTTGTCGGACTTGCGGAAGAACTTGCCATTGGTTTTAAAGTTTTTATTACCGGCGAAAAAGAAAATAGGATTCGTTTCAAATTTTTTCTTGCCTCTTCTATCCTTAATTCACCCGTTTATCGTAAATTCAGCCACGAAAATTCGGATTTCATAATTCGGCTTTGCGCCCGCGTGAAAATGGAGTTAAAAAATAAAGATTTGCCCGCGCTTTCTCGGACATCGGTAATGGACGCGATTCAAGTATTCAGCAAATATCCAAGTTTGGAATTATTGGAAAAAGAGATAGGAATTTTTTATTCTTGGCAAGACGCCTTAAATTTAATTGGACGTGGACAATCCAAGAGTCAGGATTCGGCGGAATGTAAGCAATGCCCAGTTGAGGGACATTGCAAACCCTTACCACCCCCTTAAAATGCGTTTTTGTCGCTCAAAACTGCCCCCAGAACGATTTTGCCTTATTATTAACCCTTGTGTATGTTAAAACGCTTAAAACGCAATTAAAATGATAAAACGATTAACTTAAAAACAACTATGGATATTGATGCGTCAAAAATAAGTCTTTCGGGTAAATATCAAGCTACTTATGATGGTAAAGTTATTGAAGTTAAGAAATTTCCTAAAAATAGAGGCCAAATGATTACTATTGCTCTTGATAATCTTATTGCTCGCGATGGAGCGAAATGCCGTAGATGCTCTGAAACAAGATTTTTAAGCGTTGAACATATTGTGCCGGAATGGATTTTAAAACAATTCTTTGTTTCTTTGGAAGAACTTTATAATGACTTTGATAATTTAGAAATTTTGTGCAGATTTTGTAATCAGATAAAAAGTGGACAATTAGATTTTTCTAATCCAAAGACTAAGATAATTTTATTAAAATACATTAACAAAATATAAATTTGCCACCTCTTAATACCATAATTTGCGGAGAAAAAAGACTAGAATGCCCGCCAACATTATTTTGATGAACAAAAATAAAATTATTCTTGATTTATGCGGTGGGACTGGTGCGTGGTCGCTTCCGTATAAAAATGCCGGATACACCGTCAAAGTGATTACCTTGCCCGGCCATGATGTCATAAACTGGAGACAAGATGCGGAAATTCTGAATGTAATTGATAATGTCTATGGCATATTTGCCGCTCCGCCTTGCACGATGTTCAGTTTTGCGAGAACGAATGCGAAGAAGCCGAGGGATTTACACGAGGGCATGGAATGCGTGAGAGCTTGCCTTGATATTATCTGGTCGTCTATGGAAACAATCGGCTCGACAGCAAATAAAAAACCGTTCACTTTGAAATTTTGGGCTTTAGAAAATCCGTATTTCGGAATGTTAAAAAGTTTTCTCGGCAAACCAGTATTCACTTTTGACCCGTGGGAGTTTGGGGATGGCTATCAGAAACGAACGGCTCTGTGGGGAAGTTTCAACGAGCCGAAGAAAAACCCGATACCGATGACGCAAGAGGCCAAGGTCAAGGCCAAGACCAATTCTTACTTACACACAATGGGCAATCCAACAAACAGAGGCAAGCCAATATCCATTTGGGCGAAAAAGGATTTACAAAAGTTTGATATGCTGCCGAGCAAAGACATTCACCCCGAAGCGTTTGGTAAACTTGATAGGCAAGCGAGAAGAAGTATAACCCCCGCCGGATTTGCTAAGGCCTTTTTCAAAGCAAATCAATGACCCATAATCCTCACAAATCAGCAAAAATTCTCCCCTCGGTATTCTATAAACACCGCCACGCGCCGCATCTCTCTCCTCTTTGGGAATTGTGTAAGCGGTGTTTGGAAGTAAAAAAGTGGCTGGAAAATTTAAATTTGGGCAGGCGGCTGGAATGAATCAAAAATCAATATGAGAGGAGATAAAACACTTAAAGCAAACGCATGGAAAGCCGTATCCGTTTTCGTCCGCAAGCGCGACCCTTTTTGCGTTTGTTGCGGTAAGCCGACAACAGAAGCGGGACATTACATTGGCAATACCGACAAGCCTTCGGGAAATGTTTTTGGGGGTAACGAATTATGGTTTGACATAAGAAATATAAATGGGCAATGCGGATATTGTAATCGTTGGCTTTCTGGCAACCTTGCCCCTTACTCTCTTTACCTTGAAAAAAAATTTGGGCACGGGATTTTACAAGAATTAAGGTGGCTTTATGGAAAACCAAAAAAATGGACAAGGGAGGAGCTTCAAGCCATTATTAAAAGTTATCCCCATAAGGGCTATTGACAGCCGATAATCAACTATGCTAGACTTAAAAATATGAATATACAACAAGTGTGCGAGGTGGTAATGGGCGATAAGATTGTAAAGGCAACCAAATATATTAGTCCCAAGTTAATTATCCGGGCTGTCCGTAAATGCTACCATAAAAAAATCTCCAAAGGCAACATAGAAATCTCTTTGACTATCGGAAAACCCAATTGGGCGGAGCGGGAGTTTATAAAATTATGCCAAAAAGAGAACAAACCATTTCCGATAAAAGATATCCAACTCAAATTTTATAACCCAATTATAAAAAAATGAACAAAGAAATACTAGAAAAAGAATTATATGTTGACGAAACAATATATTGCGAAAAGTGCGGTGAAGAAGTTAGTAATAAATTGTTAGGTGATGAATTTATAAGTTACTGCAAGGAATGTAATTGGATTACTTATTAAAATAAAAATATGAAAGAAAAGAAAATAAAACACGAAAATATCATTGTTCCAGTTGAATGGCTAAGCGAGTTAGCCAAACACGCTGCGCTTGCCGAGAAGAATAAAGAACGCGTGATACACTTAATTGGTTTTGCCTCGTCCGCAAAAACACTATTGAAATACGGGGTTAGAAGATAATTTTAACCTCCCAATAAAAATATGAGTGATGAACAAATGATACAAATGGTCGCTGAATTATGGGTCGCAAATGGTGGAGATGCGGATGGTATCGATTTCTTAAAAGAGAAAATAAAAGAAGCGATTGATAAACTTTTAATCCCCTTAAAATAAAAAGATGAAAAAAAAAGAATACTGCTGTCCAGAATTAGACTGCCCAAAAGTTCATTATTTGAAATGTCCTATTCATGGAGAATCTACACATAAACATTCTTTTAAAGAAAATTGTAAGTTTAAATCAAAAGAGCGGGCCCCTACATCCGGGACACGCTCTAAAGATAGCATAACACAAATAACATAGAATTAGATAGTTTTGTTACTGAACTTATCAAATTAGCCCCCCTAAAATAAAAAGATGAAAGAAGAACTCAACAAAGAAATAAATAAAATGGTGCGTGATTTTGCTTATACAATCCCTAGACCAAAAAGTGAGGTGCGTTCTCGTTTGCTTGATTACCGCAATAGTATTTTGGAAAAAGTGCTTAAAATCTTGGAAGATGAAATTGCCGTATCTCACACAGCAATAAGGGGTAAAACTAGTGGGCTGGCTTCTGCGTATATGCGTATTAAAGAATTAACCCTCCCAATAAAAATATGAAAAAAGAACAACTCAACAAAGGTTTAGCCATCCATTGCCACCACAAAATTCTCGTGGAGTATTGCTACAGTTACGCTGAACGAGTGACGTATATCAAAAATGAAAAACCCAAAAACGAGCAAAAAACCCGCCTGCGATTGTTTAAGATTCTTCCCAAGGAAGCCGAAAAAGACATACCTAAAAAATATGTGGAAGCGTATAAGGCGTGGCAGGAAGCGTATAAGGCGCGGCAGGAAGCGGATAAGGCGTGGTCGCAAGAATCCAAAGACGCTTTCCATAAGAAGTGGTGCGGTTGTAAGAAATGGGATGGAAGGAAATTGATATTCAAAAAAGTATAAAGATATGAAAGGGGAAAATAAAATAACTATTGCCATTCCAGCCGAAGATGTGGAGTATGTAGAATCGTTAAGAATATACAATGTTAAAGTTTCTATGCAATTTTTCCGCAACACTATTTTGGAGGAAATTAAAGAACACATAGATTTCCTCTCCGAACATTGCGAAAATAAGAAAGCTCAAAATATGTGTTCCGCCTGTATTGTTTTAGGAGATTTGAAAATTAAAATTAACCCCCCAATAAAAATATGAAGAAAGAAAAGAAAAAATCAAGATGTTGTAATACTGAAATTATAAGAACAAGTGAAGAGTTTCATTTTTATTGTTCTGCTTGTGGCAAGGATGTATCAACAGAGGAGGTTGAACAATTAACTCATACCCATATTTATAAGTGCGAGTGTGGAGAAATTAAAGAAGATGACTAAGAAGAAAAATGAAAAAAGAAATACAAGAACCATATTTAACGATTTCAACGATATTTGCAATTGTAATAGCTATTTGGATTTTGAATCATCAGCTTGCGTGTTTTGCGTGTTTTTCGTAAATAAAAAGAAGTAATAATGAAATTATCAGATATAAAAAGCGAGATATGAAACAATACTACTTTTCACCCGATATTTCTTACAAGGCATTCAAGCGAGTGTGCGATAAGTTTCCTGATAGCGGGCTAGTTCAGTTAAGCTTGGACAAAATGCTTTGGCAAATGCTTCGCGAAAGAAAAATCAATATAGGCTTGCGGAATACCAACGACCCGATTTTTATTTCAATAAAGCCGATGCCAAAAAATGCCAGTTTAATAACTAACCCAATTAATTAAAAATATGAAAATAATAGCAATAAAAGAACGACCCATTAAAACCTCGAAGCTCTTGAATGAGTGCCGAAAAAAGTTCAAAGTATGGAGTTATTATTCTGATGAACAACTGGACAAGGATTTTCCTATTCCCAAAATGACCACCAGATACTTTAAGGATACGGTGGAAGCCGATGAAAAATTGAAAAACTTGTCCGCAAATGATTTGGAAGCTAAAGGTATTCTAGGAATTACTTTGAGGGAGCGATTGATTATGGAATTAGAGTATTTTGATAAAACTGGCAAGCATCTTGATATTCAGAATATCACTCTTTGCTCAGGTTCTCGCGATTCCGTTGGCCATGTTCCGTACGCGGGCTGGCACGGCGCCAGGCTCTACGTCTACTGGGTTCTTCCCTCCTACGACTACGTCCGCCTGCGCCCCCGCGAGGTAGTTTCTTCATAAAATAAAAAAATGAAAAAAGAAAACACACCGATAATTTTAGCGAATACTGAATGGATGCCGCCTGAAAAGTTGCTGGAGGAAGTTAAGTCAGAGCGAATGATAAACGGACTTCTTGAAATGGCGAAACCTGAATTAAAGGAAAAAACAGTCGGTGATGCGGAGTGCCTTGCTTACTTAATGCCCCATACTGGGCGAGCGTCATTATACCACGAATGGGTTGATATTTATCTTTACTTGGCGGGACGAGTTTTGAAGCGATGGAAGATGGACAAAGCGTTACCTGAAAAATGTAAAGTTGAGACATTGAGCGAATACAACACAAAGAAAATGAACGACTTAAAGGAATGGATTTATGAAAAGCGGGGCGGTGAAGAAAAGAACACGGTTTTGTCAGCATTCAAAAGTGTTTTTAACCCCCCTAAAATAAAAATATGAAAACAATAAAATTACTTAAATTAACTCAAAG